GAGGCGTGCGCGTTCCCGAAGGAGCAGCAGACGCTCCTGCTTTCCCTGATGGCCGGCTATTCCCTGCAGGACGTCTCGGAAATTCAGAAAATAGAACCGGGAGATGCGGAGCGTCTGTTCAGGAAGGCTGTTTACGAAATCGTGCGGCAGAACAACCTGAACTGGGAGAAGGCGCACGCCGGGTCGCGAAAAACGCGCCGGGGTCAGGTGTAATGTTTGGGGAAAGAAGGCCTCCTCCCCCTCAAAAAAAGTTTTTGGGGTCTTCGCGAAAAACAGCTTCAGGCCGGAAGTAATGTTTGGGGGAAGCGGGACTTTTCGCCCGTGAAAAAAGTTTTGGATTTTTTCGCGAAAACCCGCTCCAGGTCGGAAGTAATATTTAGGGAGGGAAATCAATGGCGAGCAGATTTGGCGTGACATAGCCCAACGGCGTGAAGTTTACGCTTCTTTACGATCAAGAGCAGAGCAAGGCCGAGTAGATAGAGCGGCTGATTCTGAAACCCTGGCAGGGATATTGTCTGAAAAACTGGCTGAGCGAAAACCATGCGCAGAGCTATGCGCCGGAACACAAGGTGAAGCGCCTGCTGGATCGCTGTGGAACGCTCCTCCTGCGGGATGTGCCTCCGGAGGATCGCGATACATTGACAATCTACAAGGTAATGGTCATAGGTAGTCGGGAAATCAGTTTATCAGATTGCCCGGAGGCCATCGCGGAACTGGCGGAGAGCGGTCGGCTGGATTGGAACCGTCTCTCCGCCGACGATAAGCTTCGGTATGAGCTGATGAAGGACAGGATGCAGAGCTGCGCGACGGAGAAGCCGAAAAAGCAGAAGAAGCATTCCACCCGTTTCGATCGCTTGGAAGCGATTCGTCGGAAATACCCCGGCTGCAAAATGATCACCTGCCGGGTGGACGTGGACGGCTCCTTCATATGCGCAGGACGCGGCTACCGGATGGACAGCACCCGCGGGAAATACGCGCCTCGCAAAACGCGGTACGGCGATCAATACGACATGGACAGGATTATCGGCATTTGCTGTGCAGACGGCACAGTCAGATTCGCCGATCAGGACGGATACGAGGTGGACGACGAAATGATTGAGGTTCAGGAGAAGGTGAAGAGATGAGCGACAGGCGCGCGCTGGTGCGCGAAATGTACGAGAAGGTCATGGGTCTTTCCGACATGGACTGGTCGGAGATTGCGGAGAAATTCGAGTGCGGCCTGCATCCCGACCATTAGCGCAAGATGGGCGCGGGCATCAAGCTGGCAGCAGAAAACGGGATGCTGGCGTTGGAACCCGCAGAAGCGAAGCCGGAAAACGTCCAGCAGCTTCGTGATCTGCGCAACGAAATCAATCAGACGTACCGCGCCGCTTCGCGCAGTGAAGCGCTTCGGGACACGGTCATTCGGGCGGCAAGAGAAATGCAGCCTGTTTTGTTTCATGCGGGAATTGAACATCGCCCCATCGGCAAGCGCACGCTGGTGCTTTGCATCGCAGACTGTCACTACGGCGCGGAATGGACAGTGCGCGGGCTTCGGGGCGAAGTACTGAACCGCTACAGTCCCGAGGTATTCTGCGAGCGGATGGCGGATCTTCTCCGGCAGGTTCGAACGATTCTGGAAAAGGAGCAGATAGGCGATGTGCAGTTGCTGCTCTGCGGCGACAGTCTGGACGGCATGCTGCGCCCCTCTCAGCTGCTGAAGCTGCGCTGGGGCGTGGTCGAGAGCTGTATGCGCTTTTCGGAGTACATGGCGCAGTGGATCAACGCGCTTTCCGAGAACGCGACCGTTTCCGTGTGCGGCGTGGACGGCAATCACACGGAAACGCGCACACTGAACAGTAAGCGCGGCGAGTTTCCCGGTGAGAATCTGGAGAAGGTGATCTTCTGGTTTCTGTCCGAACGGCTGCGCGAGAATCCCAACGTCATCGTGGATGCTGTGACCGAACAGCGCAAGCACGTAAGCGTTCAGGGCTTTAATCTGCTGCTGACTCATGGAACGGATATCAGGAGTCTGGAGAATGCCGCCAAGCAGGCGATGCTCCTCTACAACGAGCCCATCGACTATCTGATCTGCGGCCACAAGCACCGGGAACAGGAATATGTTTCGGGCTATACGGATCAGGGAAATTCTGTGGTAATCCGGGTTCCCAGCATCTGCGGCATGGATGAATATGCGCAGCGGCTGGGCTACGGCGGTAAGCCCGGCGCGCTGGGCATGGTGCTGGAGAGCGGTTACGGCCGCCGCTGTATCTACCCGATTGCGCTGCATTGACGGGAGATGATGAAATGCCGGAGGTAAAGCAACTCAAGAACCGGCGCATCAGCTCCAAAATGTGCGTCAAATGCGGCAAGGTGCTGACGCTGGATCACTTTTACCCGCACCGCGACTGGGACGCACAGTCCAACCGGGATGCGTGGTGCAAGGAGTGCGCCGCGAAAAACTGCACGACCAAAGAGGAAACGCGTAAATACTGCTGGTACAACAACCGCCGCTGGTCGGAGGATTACTGGGAAATGGCCCGGAAAAAGAGCGTGTACACATAGGCCAACGATCCGGATTATCTGAGCACCTCAGACGAAAACAAGCGCCGCGCGATGGAAGAGCGTCTGACCGGCAAATACTTTTTCTCCGTCATGAATCTTCACGGCGTCTATCAGCTTTCCCCAAACATCTCGGAAGACGGCACCTATCGGGAATTCGACCCGGAATCGGCGGCGGGCACGACGGTCAAGGACGAAAAGGGTGCGTTTTTGGACGATGGAGATTTGATCTACAGCCGCGCCTGGAATGGATTGTACACCCAGCGGGAAATCGACTATCTGGACGATTACTACGCCAGGCTGGAAGAAGGGTTCATGCTGGACAATCAGAACATTCAGGATTACGCCCGCAAGGCTGCAAAAGCGTCGCTGGACGCGGACATCAAGTACAGCCGGATGCGGCACGGTCAGGCCAACGTCGCCGAATGGGAAAAGGCGCAGGCGATCTTTGACAACCTGTCGAAGTCGGCGAACTTCGCTGCCTGCAAGCGCAAGCCCGGCGACATGGCAGGACTCGGTTCGCTGGGCGCAATCGTGGCAAAGATTGAGGTGAGCGGCGAGCTGGACATGCCGGACGTATCGTTTCCGTCGGACGACATTGATAAGATCATCGACGATTTCAGGCACACTGTCGCGGCGGTTGGATAGGAGCAGGTGGTCGTATGATTCTCAATCAGATTCGGGATATCCGAAACACAAAGCTGTGGGCGCGGCAGATCGTTTACTGGCGTACGCACCTGGACGTGTTTATCGAGAGGTATTTCAAGATACGCCTGAAGGATACCCAGCGCGTGGTCGCCCGGCAATTCGGCAACGCCGACACTTAGATGGTGGTCAAGTCCCGCGGCTACGGCAAGACGTGGCTGACGGCGCTCTGCTGCATCGCCATGGGCGTACTCTATCCCGGCAGCCTGATCGCCGTCGTTTCCGGCACGGCGGAGCAGGCGACGCTGATCGTGAAAAAGATTCAGGATTACTTCATACGAAACCCGGAGATCATGCGTGAAATTCAGTGCGACGGCCATCGTCCGGTGCAGCTGAGCCGCAGCAAAGGCGTCTGCGTCCTGAAAAACGGCAGCAAAATCGAGAGCTATTCCGTGGGCACCATGCGCGGCAACCGCGCCAAGATCATGGTGATCGACGAAAGCCCGGAGGTCAAGGCGGACGATCTGGACGCAGTCATCGGCCCCGTGCGCAACACCAAGCGCGATATCTGCCATCAGCGCGGCATTGCGGATTATCCCAGCAAGACGATCTCCATCACGTCCGCGTGCCTGAAAAGCAATTACTTCTACGCCATGTTCATGGGCGCGCTCAGGGACTTCGCCAGGGGCAGCACGAGCAGCTTCGCCTGCGCTTAGGATTATCGCAGCGCGGCGCGCGTGGGCATTACCGACATGGAGTTCTTCCGAAAGGAACAGCGCAAGATGCCCGAAGCGAAGTTCGCGATGGAGTACGGCAGCATCTTCGTGGGCGCGGAATCGGGCAGCATGTTCCCCTACGATCTGACGGAGGGCTGCCGGACGCTCCGGCAGGTGGAATACGCACAGCCTTCGGGCAGCTCATCCGATTACGTCATCGGCGTCGATCTGGCGACCTCGACGGAACGCACGGCGGACAACGCCGTGATCTGCGTCATCAAGCTGGTGGACATGGAGAACGGCGCATACCTCAAAAAGCTGGTGTACCTGCGCTCCTATCACGGCAAGCGTCTGGATGCATTGGCTGAAGAGGTTCGCCGCACATTCGCCCGGTTCCCGCGGACGACGCGAATCGTATTTGACCATAGAGGTCTGGGCGACGCGTTTCCTCAGTTTCTGGCGCAGCCGTGGACGAACCCCGAGACCGGCAAGGAATATCCGCCGTGGACGCTGGACGACGAGCGGACGATCATCCACAACGCCGTGCCCATGCTGCGCAGCGTCAAGGCCAACCCGCAGATCAACCAGCAGCTGGTGTCCTGTCTGCGCGTGGCATAGGAGCAACACTCCATTGAGCTGCCGATCAGCTCGCGGTATGCAGACAGCGTGACGGACGAGGAAAACGAATCCGACGACGCGCCGAAAAAACACAAGCTGACGATGCAGGAAAAGGCGATCTATCTTGAGAGCGACGCGCTGCAGATCGAGATGGGCAACGTCGTCTCGAAAACCAGCGCAAGCGGCACGATCATCTACGATACCGCCCGCACCAACCAGCACAAGGATCGCTATTCAGCGCTGGCTATGGCGGTACGCTATATCGCTGAACTGGAGGAAGCGCGCAAACGGCGGCTGCTTCAGCCGGCCAATCCCTGCATCGGCGTGGTCAGCAGATTCTGATGGCGTACCGATATCGGCAAGAAAAGCAGATTTCGTTGTGCATCATCCGTTGATTTCTTGCCGATAATATGCTATACTGTTCTTGTGGAGGAATGGAGAAATGGCATATTTATCGGTCGCAGAAATTGCAAAAAGATGGGGCGTATCGGTGCGCACGGTGCGCAATTACTGTGCTGCCGGCAAAATTCCAGGGGTATTTTTGACTGGGAAGACGTGGAATGTGCCGGATAATGCGCAACGCCCAAAACGCGCGAATCAAAAGGCGGACGTGCCGAAGACGCTGCTGGATATACTGCGTGCAGAAAAGGACGGCGGTATAAAGGGCGGCATCTATCACAAGGTGCAGATCGAGCTGACCTACAACTCCAACCATATCGAGGGCAGTCGGCTGACGCACGACCAGACGCGCTATATCTATGAGACGAACACCATCGGCATGGAGAGCGGCGCGGTCAATGTGGATGACGTTGTGGAAACGGCGGACCATTTCAAGTGCATCGATCTGGTGATCGAACAAGCCCGGCAGCCGGTCAGCGAATCGTTCATCAAGCTGCTGCACCGCACGCTCAAGAGCGGTACCAGCGATTCGCGCAAGAATTGGTTTGCGGTAGGCGAATACAAAAAGCTGCCCAGTGAAGTGGGCGGACGCGAGACGACTGCGCCTGAAGATGTTGCAAAGGACGTCCGGCAGATTTTGGAATCGTACAATCAGCAAAAAGAGAAGTGCTTTGAAGAGATTATTGCTTTCCATGTTACCTTTGAACGCATCCATCCCTTTCAGGATGGAAACGGGCGTGTGGGACGGCTGATCCTGTTCAAGGAATGTCTGCGGAACGACATTGTTCCTTTCATCATCGATGAGGATTTGAAGATGTTCTACTATCGCGGATTGCACGAATGGAACAGCGAGCAGGGCTATCTTCTGGATACCTGTCGCACGGCGCAGGACAAGTTCAAGAAGTATCTGGATTATTTCCGCATCGCGTATCAAAACGACGAAGAGTAGAAGAAGGTTTCACGATGACAGAAGTATCATTCAATATTCAGATGGATGAAAACCTGAAGGAACAGTTCGAACGGGTATACGCTGACTTCGGCATATCGGTTCCCACAGCAATTACGATATTTGCCAGGACGGTTGTTCGTGAACGCAAGATTCCTTTTGAAATCGCAGCTCCCATCGCGGGCGCGACCCGCGAAGATGGATTGAATGCATTTCTCGCCCTGAGGGAAGAAGCACTCAGAAATGGTCTGCAGGATATGACGTTGGATGACGTCAACACGGAAATCCAGCGGATGCGTGCAGAAAGTAAGATATAAGAATAAATGTACTCAGTGACTTTCAATTTGATATTGGAAATAATCGAAGGCGTTCCAGCAGGAGCGCCTTTTTGCATGGAGGAAAATATGAACTGGATCAATCGAATCCGAGGCAAGGCGTAGCCCCGTGCGGAGCCCGAACCAAAGCCGGCAGCGGTCATCGCCGTGGGCGCAAAAAACGACGACGCCTCGACCATGACCTACAATGACAAGACGATCACCTACTCCGGCGATCTGGCGAGCTACGACTATGATTCCATTCTGCGGGACAAGCAGCGGAACATCAACAGCCTGTATGAGCTGGCGGACTACTATGTGGACGCAGATCCCATCTTCCGCGGAATCATCAACGGCGTGTATGTGCCCTTCTCCCTGTCGGACGATTACCGGCTGGTGGGCGCGAACGAACAAACGAAGGCCAAATATTTAGAATACTACGACCGCATTCACCTGAAGGATCGGATGCGGAGTATTTTTTACCAGTACTTCAAGTATGGCAACGTCTACTGCTATCTCATGGAGGACGGTAATATCATCACGCTCCCGGTGCATCTGGTGCGCATCGCCAATGTCATGATCGGCGGCGAACCTGTGCTGGAATTCAACTGCAAGAGCATCCGAGACGATATGCGCCAGCAGGGCGTGAAAGCGCAGAAGGATTTTCTGGAGGATGAAGACCTGAAGGTGCGTCTGGAGGGCTTTCCCAAGGAGGTATCGGACGCCATCAACAAGGGCGGCGACTGGGTGCAGATGAATCCGGAGAACACCTTTGTGATGCAGGGACTGAAGGAGGACTGGATGCGCTACGCCGTGCCCATGGTGGCGACCTGTCTGGCGGCGTTCCGGCGCAAGGCATAGATCGCGCAATACGAATCGGCGCTGCTGAATCTGGGCGCGCATTCCTTCGTTCATGTGGCCTATGGCGACAGCAAGTCGGATATCATGCCGGACATCACGCAGCTCAATGCGGTCAACAGTCTGTTCAAAAAGGCCATGACCGGCGCCGCGCTGGCGACCACCAATCACCTGTGCAAGGCGGAGGTCATTCAGCCGGATCTGAATGAGATGTTCAGTGACGATAAGTACAAGGATGTGAACGCGGAGATCCTGTCCGCGGGCGGCATCAGTGGAATCATCGTCAGTGGCCGCGCTGAGGACGGCAGCAACTTCGCATCTGCGCAGGTGTCCATGCAGACGGCCGCCATGCGCATCAAACAAGCGCGAGATGACTTCTGCGAGCTCATGGATCGCGTCAACGAGCGGCTCAATGGCAAACACGGCAGCATCACGCACAGCGCGCCGGGCAATATTCCGCAGTTTACCTTTCCGCCGGTGGATCTGGCCGGCAGTCAGAAATTTCAGGAGGTCTGCCGCGGCTTATGGGAAAAGGGCGTGGTATCCACACGTACGATGCTGCAGATGCACGGCTACGATATGGATCAGGAACTGGAGCGAAAAAAACATGAACAGTCTGTGGCCATTCCTGTGGAAAACTCCAGTGGACAGAAGAAAACAGACGAAGGCAAGAGAAAGCAGGGGCGTCCCGAAATGGACGATACCGAGCGTAGTTCCGACCCTGCCAAAAGCATGACCGGCAAACAGCCCAAGCCCAGCAACCCGGAGGGCAGTCTGTAAATAAGCAGCAGGAGGAGATGAACGGGAAATAATGGACAGAATTCAGTTTACAGCCTCGCAGGTGATGATCTCCGAAGCGCCGTCCAACGACATTTACATGACGGTGTTGATGCGGATGTTCTCCACCCGACCCAACCGCAACGGCTACGCGGTCAGCGAGGCGTTCATGGACAACATCGTGGCCAACGCCGCGAAGTACACCTGCCTTCCCTAGTGCGCGGACGCACAGCGGCTTCGCAGCGGCGAGACAAACGGGCTGACGCATATGCTCAGCGACGGCGAATTTGAGAGCGAGCAGATCGGCTCGTTCTTTTCTTTTGCCAAGGCGAGCGACGAGTTCGGCGTCAGCCTGATCGGCGAGGCGCGGATCCCCAAGAGAAACGCGCAGCTGTGCGAGACCATCCTGCGCATGTACGACGCTGGAACACTGTCATTCTCTTTTGAGATCATGGCGAGCGTTATGGCGGAGCAGGACGGCGTCATGGTCATCGACGCAGCGGAAGGCAACGAACTGATCGGCATGGCGATTGTGTCCGTGCCGGCCTATCCCGAAGCGACGGCACTGAAGCTGGTCGCAGAAAAAGAGGAGGATCACGAGATGGATGAAACGGTGAAGAAGCTGGCGGAGACGGAAGCCCGTCTGAAGCTGGCAGAGGAAAAGATTGATGACGACGAAGAGAAACTCAGGCAGAAGGATGATGCGCTTGAAGAAACCGCAAAAAAGCAGAAGCAGCAGGAAGCGGAGCTGGCGGCCGCGCAGGCGCAGCTCGCGGAAAAGGATGCCCGTATCGCCGAACTGGAAGCACAGGTGTCTGTGCTGGCGCCTTACAAGGAGGAAGCGGAAAAGCTGAAGGCAGAAAAGGAGGCCGCTGAGCTCGCAGTGAAGCGGCAGGAGCTGACTGCCTTTGCCGAGGCGCAGGGACTGGACGTCAAGGCGGAGAACGTGGCTTCGGCCATTTCGGAGCTGAACTACGCCACGCTGATCGCCGAGGCAAACAAGGTCAAAAAGAACGAAGTCAGGCCCACCGTCGCCGCTTACGCGATGACTTCCGGCCTTGCGGTCAGGGGCGAATACGGCGATCTGCTTGAGAAAGCCTGACAGATTGGAGGAAGAAAATAATGGCAGGATATGTGACGAAGCTCATGGGCCATGTATATGATGGCGAAAACATCTCCGCCGAGGCGCTGATCAACGGCGTGTTCGCGGAAATCACCACGGATGGCGTGAAAAAGGTGACCACCGCCAGGGACACGAAGCTGCGCGTGGACGAAAAGACCGACCTGTGGGAACAGCCTGCGGTCGTGCTGAACGTGATCGGCGTTGGCGGCGACGACGTCTATTTCGTCGAGAATGAATGGGAAGTGGACGAGAACGCCGAATGGAACGAGGCGGATTACACGCTGCCCTCCGGCAAGTATGTGCGAATGAAGCGCCTTCTGCCCGGCGAGCAGGTGATCATGACCGTGGATTCCACGCTATATGCGACTCTTGCGGTCGGCGACACGGTACAGCCCGCTGCGGGCGGCACGATCGCCAAGGTCGGCGGCTGATAAAGGAGGAAGAGCTATGATTGAAATCAGAAACGACAGCAAGCTGGTCAAGCTGATCGCGGCGCAGGCCAGAGGCGAGCGCGTAGATTCGGACCAGGCGGAGCACGCGGCGCGATAGATCGCAGATCTGGCGAGCACGCCTACGCCGCACAACAAATACCAGATCGCACAGCTGGTGGGCTTTACCGTCAATGAGATGACCAAGCCTACGACCGACTGGCTGAACCAGGTGGCGGACGTCAAGCGCGTCGGCTACGGTGAAAAGGCAGCCTTCAAGCTGCGCATGGAAGGAATTCGCGCCTTCATTCAGGCCAAGGCCGCGACGCCCGCCCGCAGCAAGATCGTGCACAAGCAGGTCACGCTGGATACCCTCGCGGTGTCTGCGCGCCCGGTCATCAATCTGTACGAATAGAAGACCGGACGCGTTCAGATGGCCGACCTGATCCGCGACGCCAGCTACGAGATGAACGTCAAGGAGATCCAGTATATCCAGAGCGTGCTGCATTCGGCGGCGGATAACTGGTCTACGCCCTTCTACGGCGCGGGCACCGGCATCGTAAAGAGCGTGCTGAACCCCATGATCCAGCATTGGATGCGCACGGGCAGCGTCACGCTGCTGGGCGATATCGCCATCATTTCTCAGCTGGCCGAGCAGACCGGCTTTACCGCAGCGACCGCTGCGCAGCAGTTCAGTCCGGGCGTCATTGACGAGGTCATGCGTACCGGCCTGATCGGTACCTATTATGGCGCCAAGGTCGTGAGCCTGGTCAATCCCTTCCTGAACGACAACGTTACGCCCCTGATCGACACCAAGCGGATGTACGTCCTGCCCAGCGCCGCAAGCTCCGATATGCGCCCGCTGAAGGTCGTATTTGAGGGCGATGTGCAGTCCACCGAATCGACGAACATCGACGACCTCGCCTACGAGATTCGTCTGGATCAGTGGTTCGGTGCGGGCGTCGTCACCGGCAACACGCCGACGATGAGCGTTTACGAGGACGAATCTGCCTGATAAGAACGGCAGCGCGCGGGCGGAAAACCCGCCCGCGCTGAAGGGAGGGATTCGGATTGAACGAAAAAATGAAGGTGTATAACGACCGAAAGTACCCCGTCGGGCTGATTTTGCAGAACGGTCTTGAGCGCGTCGTGCATCCGGCCGGCTATACACTGCTGTCCAGAGACGAAATTGAATTCGTCGCCAGCAACGCGCCGCGCCTGTTCGAGGGCGAACGCCAGCTTCGGCTGGAAGACCGGGAGATCGCCGCGCAGATGGGCTTTATTGAGAACGCCGGGATTCCCGTCATGGACGAGGAGGAAATTCGAAAGAAGCTCAGTCTGCGGGCCAATCAGATGAAGGCCTGGCTGGACGACGTCTTTGAGCCGTACCTGCTGGACGCGATCTGCGACGTGGCGATGACGATGGATTTGCCCGCCAGCAAGCTGCAGCTGCTTCAGGAGCGTATGCCGGACAGGGAATTCATCCGCGCAGAATGAGGTGATGGCGCATGACGGATCTGGAACGATTGGCAGCGGAGCTGAGGCAGCGCACCGAGTGGCAGGACGTGCCTGTCCAACTGACAGAAGCGGATTATCAGGAGATCGCCCGTCAGGCGATCCGTCATCTGTATGTGATGACCGGGCGCTCGGAGCAGTACGACGGCGAAGCAGTCATTGCGCTCAACGCGGACGAATACGAATACGCATTGACCACGGCGGAGCTTGCCTTCTACCGCAAGGTGCAGTCGGACGTCAACCGCATCGTCGGCTATTCCACCGACGCCATGAGCATCACCAATGCGGACAAGCCCTACGCGAACATCAGCCAGAGCATTTTGGAGCTGTCAAACCGTCAGCGCATTCTTTATTACAAGATGACGCGCTTTGTGCTGCTGTGAGGTGGACGCATGAAATTCTACATTCCGCCTACGATCAAGAGCGATTTCGAAGGCTGGGTGAGCACGGATGTCGCCAATGTCAACTATGATTTTGAGATCATCCGCGACTGGTACGATCAGGCTGCGGTAAAGCGAATCCGCGCAACGTATTTCCCAATCGCATG